CTATATCCTGGCCCCGCCGACTGAAGCGCAGACGCTCACGTTTATGTATCAGTCGCTGGCCTGGGTGGTAGATCAGGACAACCCAACACTTTACAAAAACCGCGCTACAAAAAACGGCGACACCATCCTCCTTGACAGCTTTTTGGTCACGCTCTACACGCGGGCAAAATGGCTTGAGATGAAGGGTCTGGATTCAGCCGCCGCGATGCGCGATTTCCATGTGAACTTTGAGAACCGCAAAGGCCAGGAAAAAGGCTCACCTGTCTTGAACATGGTGCGCTCTTACGGCTTCCCGTACCTCAACGCGCTCTACAACACGCCTGATACCGGCTTTGGTTCGTAATGCCCTTAGTTGCATTAAAACCCTACAAAAGCCCAAGGCTCTCAGCGGCAGCGCAAGTCTCGATGCTGACAAGCATCCCCGCGCCCGTGGGCGGTTTGAACTTCCGCGACCCCATCAGCGAGATGCCGCCTACCGACGCGATGGTGATGGACAACTTCATCCCACAGCGCACAGGCTGCTTGCTGCGTAAGGGCTGGCAGTACAGTTGCAACGCTCTAGCCGATCCCGTCACATCTTTGTTCAGCTACAACGCTGCTGACAGTGCGGATAACAGGCTATTCGCGGCATCTGGCGGCAGCATCTGGGACGTTACGGGCGAAGATGCGATTGAGGATCAAGCCTCAACGGGATCAACAGACGGCATCTGGAGTACGACACAGTTTGCGCTCGCCAGCGGCGAAGTAGTGCTGCTGGCTGTGTCTCCCGGCGCCGGCTATTGGGTATACGAGGCAACTTCTGGCTGGACAGAAACAACTCCCACCAATTTGCCAACTGACTTGCTATCTGTAGCCGTCTGGAAAAACCGCGTCTGGTTTACCGAAAACAAGACCTCGACGGTCTGGTACCTCGAAGACATTGACGCGATTGACGGCATTGCTGTGGCATTTGAGATGGGTTCCTTGTTAAGGAACGGCGGCTCTGTTCGCGGCCTTATCAACTGGACGCTCGATAGCGGCGTTGGTGTAGACGACTATCTTGTCGTGGTCGGAACCGAGGGCGATGTCGGCGTTTGGCAAGGAACCGATCCAACGGCTGCTGCCACCTTTGGCCTAAAGGGCGTCTGGTACGTTGGGCCTGTCCCGGCTATAGGCCGCTTCTTTACCGCATACGGCGGCGATGTGATGATCTTGTCTGAGCTTGGCCTAGTGCCAATGTCTCGCCTGGTCAACGGTCAGTTCAGCGAAATACAGCCAGGGCCGTCGTCTAAGATACAGAACGTGCTGTCCCCACTGATTGTTAAATACCGCAACGATCCGTCTTGGGACGTTATTATTGTCCCGAACTCAGATGTTTTAATTATTAAACTACCGCCGCAGAACGGTGTTTTTGTTCAATACGCAATGAACGTGAACACCGGCTCATGGTGTTCGTTCTCTAACATTCCAATGGTCTGCACCGCGCTGCTAAACGGGCAGCTATATTTTGGCACTGACGACAATGCCATTGCCAAAGGATTGTTTGGCGAAGAGGACGGCTTGTCTATTGATAACACCAGCGGTGACGCTGTGCGCGGCGACATCCAGGGCGCGTTTAATGCCTTCGAGATGCCTGGTCGCCTTAAGAAGTTTACGATGGTGCGGCCTGTCTTCATTACGCTGCAAGCACCTGGCGTAAAGCTGCGTATGAACACGCAATACAGTTTCACCAACGTAGCCGGCTCTCCTTCATTTAGCGGGACGACTGCTTCTGAGTGGGATGTCAGCCTCTGGAACACAGCCAAATGGTCTGGCTCAAGCAACACATACGAAAGTTGGTTTGGCGTTTCTGGCCTTGGTTATTACGGCGCAGTGCGTATGCGCGTTAAGGGCGTAGGTGGCTCAACTACGCTGTCCTCCTACCATGTCTTGTACGAACCGGGAGGCATAATGTAATGGCGATCACTACAAGCCCAGCTATTCCAGCTAATGCCATGACGCCGGCAGCTTGGGACACGCTGAATAGCGACTACGCGACTGCGTACCAGAACGCTCTGAAGGGCGGTCAGACAGACGCTATTTGGGCCAAGTCCCCAGAGTTCCTTGGATTCCAGAACAGAACGCTGGAGGGCGTAGGCAATACTTACGACACCAGCAAGCTACAGAGCGACATTGCCTCTATGTCTGGCGGGTTCGACAACCCGATCTATGGCGACAACTTCCGTAAGATTGTTGGCGCTGAACAAGACAGGCTTAGCTTCTTAAATGGGCAGAATAGCATTCCAGCGCCAGTGCCAACCTCTATGCCATCTATGCAAAATTACTCTCAGTCATCTGATCCTGCGTACAGAAACCCACTGATTGCCGCGCTACGCGCTAATTCGCCCGCGCCGGCAAGACAGGCCAGCGGCATTAAAGATATCTCTACTGGTGTAATATTTAATACGCCAGAGAATGATTATGTTTATACGCCTAGCGGCACTGGCGGCACTGGAACTACGAGCACTGGTGGCACCTTCGCCCCCAAAACGCCCACACCTGTCACTCTCGCCCCTAAAGCGCCTGCACCTGTCACTCCCGTCCCTAAAGCACCCACACCCAATCCTGCAAATAATTGGATAACCGACCCAGTTATTTCAGCGCCTTACGTTTCGCCTGGTCCCAAAAGCAAAACCTATCAAACCGATTGGGACGATCTGAACGCTACCTATGCAAGTGATTATACAAAGTCACAAGCGGCTGGCATAACTCCGCAAGAATGGGCCAACAGTCCAAAATTCAAAGCGTATCAAACGGAAGTTATTCTTCGGGCGGCTAACACATTTGATACAGATAAATTGGCAAGCGACATTGCAGCGATGGAGAAGGGCTTCGATGACCCAGTCTACGGAGATAACTTCCGTAAGATTGTCGCAGCGGAAAAGGCGCGGCTTGAATATCTAATTAAAACTGGTCAAGGAGGACCAGGTCAGGGAGAACAAGAAGTTGATAACACGACTACTACATGATCGTCTTTGGCCCTCACGATGTGTTTGAGCGGTGGCTTTGTGAACGCATTGAATATGCGCCTACGCGGAACTTGAGATGCCTCGCTAACATCACGCCAGACTCTAAGATACTTGGCGTTGTTGGGCTTGATAACTGGAATGGCGCTTCATGCCAGCTACACGTTGCCGGCGAAGGTATTTGGCTAACGCGAGAGTTTCTGAGATGCGTGTTTGATTATGTGTTCAATGTCGCGAAAGTTAAGGTCTTGCTTTGCATGATCGAGAGCGGAAACGAGAAGTCTCTTAGATTTACGCGGCGCGTGGGTTGGACAGAAATAGCGCGGATTGAGGGCGCACATCCTACCGGCGCTTTGATTGCCTTCGAGATGCGTCCCGAGAATTGCAAGTATTTGGAGATACCCGATGGGCAAATCTACTCCCGCTGCGCCTGATTATACTGGGGCGGCTAACTCACAGGCGGCGGCGTCAAAAGAGAATTTGATGGCGCAGAATTATGCTAACCGCCCGACGATCAACACGCCGTTTGGTAGCCAGTCGTGGACGACTCAAACACAAATTGACCCAACAACAAGTCAGGCCGTAACGGGCTGGACGCAGCAGAACACTTTAGACCCATCACTTAAGCCGGCGCTTGACGCGCAAATAGAGTCTCAAGTGGGCCGCAGTCAGCTTGCCAACAGCTTTATGAATCGCGTTGGCTCTGAGTACGCCAAGCCATTTGATTACGAGGGCTTGCCCGCAATGACTACGGGCGGGACACCTGGCGAGATCAGGACCAATGTTGCCGACTATGCGCCTGGGCTGAACACCAGCTTTAACTTTGGCGGTGCGCCGGCTGCTCCGACTTACGACACAGGCTACCGCGACAGGGTGGCGCAGAGCCTCATGGAACGCATGATGCCAGTGCAGGATTACCAAAACCGGCAGCTTCAGACGCAGCTATCCAACCAGGGCTTTAAGCTAGGCAGCGAGGGCTACAAGCGCGGTCTGGATGAGCTTGCACAGCGTCAGGCGGCAGAGCGTTACAACGCCTATGACACTGCCGGCAACGAAGCCCAGCGCATGTACGGCTCTCAGATGGGCGCTCGTCAGCAGGGCATCAGCGAGGCTATGTCGCAGGGCAACTTTAACAACCAGGCGCTTGGTCAGGCCCAGGGTCTCGACATCAACGCGATGAACGCCATGAACGCGGCGCAGGGGCAGCAGTTTGGGCTGAACCAGAGCTATGCCAACCAGCAGAACACGCTGCGCCAACAGGCGCTCGCAGAACAGGCACAACGCCGCGGCATGTCGCTGAACGAGATGAACGCGCTCATGTCAGGCCAGCAAGTGCAGATGCCGACGATGCCGCAGTTTAATCAGGCTGGCATCTCGCAGACGCCGAACCTGCTTGGCGCAGCGCAGAGCCAGTACGGTGCAGCGCTCGATGCCGCTAACGCGAAGAACGCTGGGATCAGCAATGCGTTTGGTGGGCTGACTAGCTTGGCGTCTGGCGGGTTGGCTGGCGGCGCGTTTAAGTTTTAACCGTTAATTACGGAGCTTTGTGATGACTGAAGCAGAAATTGCCTTTCTTGCTCTACAAGAAAAAGAAAGGGCTGCGAGACAAATGGCGCAGAACAATATGTTCGGCTACACGGCTGAGATGGGGGCTTTGGAACCACAAGTAGAAGAAACTCAGAGACAGCAAGCGTATGCTGACGAACTGCGCGGTGATAGCGAGAAAATGCCTCAAGGCGAGATGGTTGGCAGAACATTTGTTGCGCCGTCTTTTACGCAATATGGTGCAAAATTGGTCAGCGCCCTCAGAGCAGGAAACAATGCTCGCGAAGCAAAAGAGAATCGAGCTTTGAATGCTAAAGACATGAAAAGAATCCTTGGTAAATATACTGGTGCTGATGGCAGTAACGGCGAGATGTATGGCGGTAAAGGCGGGATGTATGGCGGTTTTCCGCAAGGTTTTGATCCACTCAAAAATCGTTATCGCAGAGGTCCAGTCTAATGCCGTTCTACGACCCAAACGACGACGCTTTCGACCCGTCAAGCTATGGGTCGCAACAGCCTAGTTACCTTCTCAAGACGCGCAAGAAAAGCGCCGGCGGTGCATTGTCGCAAGGAAAAGCTGACGCTGCCTTTGAGCGATACATGGAACTTGCTGGAGCTAAGGACGACTACTCACAAGCGCAGATGGCTGCTATGCAACGCTCCAAAGAAGCCAACATGGATGACAGAATAGCTATGGCGGCTCAGTACGCTGGGCCTAAGTTTGCCGGGATGCAGGAGAGCTATCTGAAGAGGGCGATGGCTGGGCGTGAGCCTACGCGAGTAGGCAATGTCACGATTGGGCCTGATGGCACTGTTATCAGAGATGTCGGTGCCGACAGAATGAAACAGGCAGAGCTTCAGCTTAGGTTGGGTGAGAAGTACGCCCAGGACGCAAACCGAGATGAGCAGCGGGCTGAAAGAGATTATCAGATTGGCTTGAATGAAGATGACAGAGCTTATCAGCGTGGGCGTAATCTTAGGGCTGATGCCGTCGCA